ACTGCTGATCTTATGTTTGCCCTTATTTCAACTGAAGACCTTGAGGGGCTTGGACAAATTATGGTGAAGCAGTTGAAAAACCGTTACAATGACCCTACTATATTCAAGCGGTTTGTTGTTGGTATTGACCGTGCTAAGATGCGTTTGTATGATTGTGAGCAATCAGCACAGGATGACATCCTTGACAGTGGACAAGAAGAGGAGTATACTAATGAGGAACAAAAACCTAAAAAATCATTTGAGGGATTTAAGTTTTGAACGGTTACTATTCGGTTTTTAATCCTAGAGGCGAAAAGATCGCTGACTGTGGTGCTGAAAGAGATGCTCTTACTCTCATTGGTATGAGAAATAGTCGATTGGATGGACACTATTATACGTTCAATCCACTGCCAGGTGATATTATTGATGTCTCCTCCGATAAACAACTTACAACTACAGACATTGTTGTCAACATGGACGGTGGTGTTGGTGGTAGTTGGAAACAAGTTGAATATGTTGAGGTTGGAGGACAAAAACTCCCGATCCAACAAAACCTCCCCGAATCTGATTCTAAACCTATTGATTTAAAATGACTGTAGACACTGAAAAGTACGTTGAATTTGTTAAAGAAGTAACTAGTCCTCCAAGTCTTGACTGGCCTGTTTGTGCTGCACGTCTTAGTGAACTAGAAGTAAATGACTGTAATGTCACTCAGTTGATGACTGCTGCTTTTGGTTTAACTGCTGAGTCTGGTGAGTTCACTGAAGTCGTGAAGAAGATTTTCCTGCAAGGTAAACCTTACAATGAAGAGAACGTCTTCCATATGAAACGTGAACTGGGTGATATCTGTTGGTATCTTGCTCAGGCATGTATGGCACTTGACACTACCTTTGATGAAGTCATTGAGATGAATGTTGAAAAACTCAAAGCACGTTATCCTGGTGGAGAGTTTGATGTACACTATTCCGAAAACCGTAAACAAGGAGATTTGTAAAATGTTAACTAGACAAGTAGAAGATTCATTAAGAGCAGCACAAGAACATTTAAGAGATGCTCTTGCGTTTGCAGCAAGAGGTGAGAAACCTTACGTATCAAAACATATAGGTTCATTCCTAGCAGAC